GCACGGCAAGGACCTGTCCAAGGCAGATGTGAGCGTGAACATCTACGCGCACCTGAAAGCCCAGCGGCTTGGCAAGCCCGTGGAGGTATGCTGCGCCATCGGCGATGAAACCGTGGACGGCAAGCCCTATGCCCAGATCATCAGCATCGCCCGCGCATACATCCGGCTCGTCGGCGGCTTTGAGAGATTCGCGGAATGGGGGCTTATACGATGAGCAACATTAAGGTTTTTGCCAAGGATTACCCGATGGCGCCCATCGACAAGTTCATCCCCTACGCTAACAACGCAAGGACGCACAGCAAGGAGCAGATCAACAAGCTGCGCGCCATCTACCGGGGTATCGGCTACGGCGACCCCGTGGAGGTGGACGAGAACTTCACCATCCTCTCCGGGCACGGGCGCGTGGAGGCGGCGAAGGCCGAGGGCATGACGGAGCTTCTGTATGTGATGCTCACGGGCATGACGGAGGCGGAGAAGAAGGCCTACATCCTCGCCGTCAACCGCTCCGCACTGGACGCCGGCTGGGACGAGGAGCTCCTGGCTGTTGAGATCGAAGCACTGCAGGAGATGGGCATGGACCCTCTGCTCTCCGGCTTTGATGAGAAAGAACTCGCCGCGCTCTACGGCGCGAATGACAATGACATAAACGATGATGATTTCGACCTGTCCGCCGCGCTTGAGAAGGCCACTTTCGTGGAGCCGGGCGATGTGTGGACAGTCGGCCGTCACAGGCTCATGTGCGGTGACGCCACCAAGGCGGAAGATGTACAGAAGCTGATGGACGGAGCCCGGGCAAACCTGATTGTGACCGATCCTCCGTATGGCGTATCTTTCAAAAGCTCCAGCGGCCTGACGATCCAGAACGACAGCATGAAGAACGAGGAGTTCTATGCCTTTCTTCTCTCCGCTTTCAAGAACATGGCGGACGTGCTGGAAAAAGGCGGCGCGGCTTACGTCTTCCATGCTGACACCGAGGGGCTGAACTTCCGCAGAGCGTTCATCGACGCCGGCTTCCATCTCGCCGGATGCTGTATCTGGGTGAAGGACTCCCTCGTGCTCGGACGCTCGGATTATCAGTGGCAGCATGAGCCCGTCCTCTATGGTTCCTGCAGAACGGGAAGCACCCCTGGTACTCCGACCGGAAACAGACCACCATATGGAATTACGCCAAGCCCAAACGGAACGAGAACCACCCGACCAGCAAGCCGCTGGATCTGCTGGCGTATCCTATCCGCAACTCCTCTCAGGAAAACAGCATCGTCATCGACACCTTCGGAGGATCTGGCTCCACCATGATGGCCTGTGAGCAGACCAACCGGATCTGTCGGATGATGGAGCTCGACCCCAAGTACGCTTCCGTAATCCTCCGCCGCTTTGTCGAGGACTTCGGCGGCTCGGATCAGGTGTATGTGGAGCGCGATGGGGTACGGATCGGGTACGCCGATCTGGTGAAAGAGGTGGAACATGAATAAGCGACTTACCCTCGGCAGCCTCTTCGATGGCTCCGGGGGTTTTCCTTTGGCCGGCATCCTCGCCGGCATCGAGCCGGTATGGGCCTCCGAGGTGGAGCCCTTCGCCGTGCGCGTCACCACAAAGCGTCTGCCCGGGATGATCCACTACGGCGATGTGTCCGCGCTCTCCGGCGCCGATTTGCCGCCCGTGGATATCATTACCTTCGGCAGCCCGTGCCAGGACATGTCCATCGCGGGCCGCCGCGCGGGGCTGGACGGAGAACGGTCCGGCCTATTCCACCAGGCGGTTCGTATCATCAGAGAAATGAGGGAAGCGACAAATGGAAAGTATCCGAGATACTGCGTCTGGGAAAACGTCCCCGGCGCCTTCAGTTCAAACGGCGGGGATGACTTCAAGGCTGTCCTCGAGGCGGTCATCGGTGTCAAAGAACCGGCCGCCGAGGTGCCTGCGCCTGGTAAAAACGGATGGCCCTACGCCGACGTGTACCTGGGAGACGGATGGAGCGTGGCTTACCGGCTTCTCGACGCTCAATTCTGGGGTGTACCCCAGCGCAGGGCAAGAATCTTTCTTGTCGCGGATTTTGGAGGCGAACGTGCCGGAGACATACTCTTTAAGTCCGAAGGCCTGTCTGGGTATTCTGCGGCGGGCTTCCAGGCGTGGGAAAGAACTGCCCGGGATCCTGAGGCTTGCGCTGGAGCGTCAGGCGGCATCTGCCTGAACGACCAGGGCGGCGAGCGGATGAATGTGTCCGAAGGCGTGTCGGGTACGCTCCGTGCCGAGGATCACGGTCATCCTCCCGCGGTACTGGCGGCTGGCTTCTGCACGGAGCATTCCGCGAAAAGCCATACCATAGGGTACGAGGAGGAAACCTCCCCCACTCTCCGCGCCGGAGTCGTTCCGGCGGCCATCGCGCTGGAGCATCATCCCATCGACTGCCGTATCCGGATAGACGAGAACAACCTTGTGCAGACCCTGACCACCCGGATGGGAACCGGCGGCAACAACGTGCCCCTCGTCATGACGCCGGACGGTCCGCTGGCATACACGCTGAAGATCCGCTGCGGAAAAGAAGGCGGCGGCAAGGGCGCCCTGGTGCAGGAGGAGAAATCCGCCACAATTGCTACCAATAACGACCAGACCCTTTTCGCTCCGGTGGTATTCGGTATCAGTTCCGACAAGAGCCATGCCATGCTCTCGGACAATCCCCACGCAGGTATCTACGAAGCGGACACCTCGCGGACGCTCGACCAGAGCGGCGGAAACCCAGGCTGCAACCAGGGCGGCGTGTGCGTGGTGGAAAAGGCGTACTCCCTGCAGGGCAGCATGATTGGGCGGAAGGACCAAAACGGCCCCCAGGGCAGCGGCGTTGGTGAGGATATCGCTTTCACGCTCAACACCGCCGACCAGCAGGGCGTCGCGGCGGTGTACCACGCGTCCAAGAACTCGCACGTGACGAAGTTCTCCGACGCCCCCGCCGTGGACACTCTGGTCGCTTCCGAGTACAAGGAGCCGCCCGTGGTGAGCGCGGAGCCGTATTACATCGTACGGCGTCTCACTCCCACCGAGTGCGCGCGCCTCCAGGGTTTTCCCGACTGGTGGTGCTCCGGGCTGGAGACAGCAGAGCCGACCGAGGAAGACATCGCGTTCTGGACGGAGGTCTTTGAGACTCATCGGCGCGTGATCACCAGGGCGAAGAAGCCGAAGACCCGCGCCCAGATCGTGAAGTGGCTGCGCAACCCTTACCTGGACGGCGCGGCCTACCGGCTCTGGGGCAACGGCGTGGCGCTGCCGTGCGTATGGTTCGTGCTGGCGGGGATTGCTTGGGCAGAATGCGGAACAGAAAAAGGAGCGAGCTGAACGTTATCCGTCCGTCTCGCTCCCGCCTATTCCGATTTTTCCGTGTATCTCTTCAAACTCCTCCACCCGGCGCTTGATGATCTGCTCGATCTCCTTGTTCTTCGTCCGACCCTCATATTCTGCGATAAAACCAAGCTTATCCAACAGAATCTGCGGGATTCTGAGGGTATACCGCGGCAAATTGTCCTTCATGTCATCGGCGCTCCTTTGACGCAAGATTGACTGAATTATATCGTCACACTATAATCTTGCGTAGAAATGGCGCAACTATGACGCAGTAGTGACGCAATCTTGTTAAGGAGTGGTCTTATGAAGGTAGCCGTGGTCGGATCAAGAAATCTTCGGGTAGATGACCTTGGGAAATATCTGCCGGATGGCGTTACGGAGATCATCAGCGGCGGGGCCAGAGGCGTGGACACCTGCGCGAGGGAGTATGCTCTCGCCCAAGGGATTAAGCTGACTGAGTTTCTGCCGGAGTACGAGAAGTATGGGCGGGTTGCACCTCTTCGCCGCAATATTACAATCATTGAACACGCCGATCTTGTTATGGCGTTCTGGGACGGCAAGTCCCGCGGTACGAAATTCGTCATCGAGAAATGTAAAGAGCGCGGCGTCCCGGTGAAGATATATTGTCCACGTCTGTGAACGGCGAAAACTGTGGATAACGTAGAATGTTCCGGTTTTGCCAGAAATGACTTGCTTTTTATCGTCTATGGAGTGATGAATACACTACCAGAAACAAGGAGGACATTCATCATGACCCAGAACGCTTTTACCCTTGATTACCACGTGACCGGAGTTGATCGCAAGCGCCTGGTCAAAGCCATCAGCGACTTCACGGGAGCGGAAGCAAAGTTCCTCGGTGTTCCGTCCTGCGCATATGAAGTGGGCTTCTTCCACATCGACAGGAACGGCTGTGTCAGCTTTGATGACCGCGCCGACAGCGAGGAGATCGAAGGGGTGATAGAGGCGCTTGCCGCCCAGGGGTTTGAAGCCGCCGCCCATGAGCCGCCCGCCTCCGCAGAGGAGAACGGCGCAGACGCGGACGGGCTGACGGTCAGCCTTCCGCTCGGCGGTCTTGAGCCGGATGGCCTGGACCGTCTGACAAAGCTCATCGACAGCAAGGCAACCCTCATCCGCAAGGCGCTCGGCGCGGACCGGCTGACGGTGCGGGTGAGAAACGGCGTGGTCGAGTTCCCCTGGTGGGATCGGACGCCGGAGCCTGAGGAAACTGGCGCCTACGTTGAGTTCATCGCGGCTCTTTCCAGGATGGCGAAAGGGGCCCGGCGGGTCACCGCCACTGAGAAGGAAGTTGAAAGCGAGAAGTACGCCTTCCGGGGATTCCTGCTCCGGCTCGGCTTCATCGGCGCGGACAGCAAAGCCCAGCGGAAGATCCTGCTGAAGAACCTGTCCGGCTGCGCGGCGTTCCCCAGCAGGGAGAAGGCGGACGCGTTCACCGCCGCCCAGAAAGCAAAACGTGAGGAGGCCGCCGAATGAGATTCCCTTCCAGAGAAACGGTCGAGCGGCTTCGCGCCGAGTACCCGGTCGGCTGCCGGGTAGAGCTTCTCCGTATGGAGGATCCGCAGGCTCCTCCCATCGGTACGCTTGGGACAGTGACTGGCGTGGACGACATCGGCTCCATCATGGTTCGCTGGGACAACGGCTGCGGCCTGTCCGTCGCCTGGGGTGAGGACCTTGTGAGAAAGCTGTAAAACCCGCAGAAATACACCATTTCCAGGCTGTATCTTTGTGCATCATATGGTCGCTGATTGTCTTGCTATATCTCCGCAAAAGAGTGATTAATACACTAACAAAAGGGAGCGCAAAGCCCCAGAAAAACGGAGGATACAGCAATGACCGAGAAGACCGCACGCCAGATCGAAAACCTCAAAAACCAGACCATCGGGGTCGAGGTTGAGATGAACAACATCACCCGCCAGAAGGCCGCCCAGATCGCCGCCGAGTTCTTCGGCACCGGCCGCTTCCAAGATACCGCCCACCGCAACGGCTACTACACCTGGAGCGCCTGGGACGCGCAGGGCCGCGAGTGGAAGTTCCAGAAGGACGTCAGCATCGCCGGACCCGACGCCGAGAAGACAGAGCTGGTCACCCCGATCCTCCGGTACGCCGACATCGAAACCCTGCAGGAGCTTTGCCGCCGCCTCCGCAAGGCCGGAGCCAAGAGCGACGCCACCCGCGGCTGCGGAGTGCACATCCACATCGGAGCCAACGGTCACACCCCGCAGACCCTGCGGAACCTGGCGAACATCATGGCGAGCCATGAAAGCCTTCTGGCTGACGCCCTCCGCCTCGACCGCCGCCGCATGGACCGCTACTGCCGCACGGTCGACCCCGACTTCCTCCGGATGCTGAACCGCCGCAAGCCCGCCACGATGGCGCAGCTCGCGGACGTCTGGTACAACGGTAACGGAGCCAACTACGGCAGGGACCACCATTACAACGACAGCCGGTATCATATGCTGAACCTCCATGCCACCTTCACGAAGGGCACGATCGAGTTCCGACTCTTCCAGTTTGACGCCCCGGCCGACGGCAGGCAGAACGGCATCCACGCCGGACAGCTCAAGAGCTACATTCAGCTTTGCCTGGCCCTGAGCGAGATGGCCAAGGAGGTTCGGACGGCCAGCCCCAAGCCCCAGCAGAACGAGAACCCAAAGTTCGCGATGCGCACCTGGCTCCTCAGGCTCGGCTTCATCGGCGACGAGTTCGCCACGGCGAGGGATTTCCTTACTCGGAACCTTGACGGAGACACCGCCTTCCGGCACGGCAGAGCCGCCGCTTGAAGGACGCAGCCCAGAGGCCCCCGAACCCGCTGAACGGCGGGCTTTCGGTGGTAGAAGGGGCTGTGGCCCCGGAAAGGACGGAACATACACTATGGCAAGCAGATACCAGTTTGTGAATGGTGCAGTAAGGGATACGGCAAAACGCTACGACCTCGCCTATGGCAGCACCCTGAATGTCCGGCAGATGCGCATGCGCTGCCCATACGCCACGATCCTAGGCACGGCTATGTTGGATGGCTGGGAGCTTCTCTTCCGGGGAAGCAAGACCGGCTCCTACCTCACCATCGAGGAGAAGGACGGTAGCTCCGTCCCGGTGGTCATCTGGGAGGTGACCGAATCGGATGAGGCTGCCCTGGACCGCTATGAAGGATTCCCGGCCTTCTACTATAAAAAGGAGATCCGGCTGC